CGGATGTTCCTCCCTGTACAAAACCAGCTCTATTTCAGCCCTGCCGGTCCTGTACGTCCGCAGCACCTTGTAGACAATTCCACCATACAGTACACGGTTCTGTCCGTTGTAGTCTTCCTGTCGCAGGACAAGGACTATTTCCGGACGCATTCCCACAGCCAGCGCCTGATATGCTTCCGCCATCCTTACGGACTGCGAAAAGCACCACGTCTTGTGCTCATCGAATACGATCTCCGGCTGGATGTGGCCGCGGCTGTCTTTTCTGGATTTGTCTACCGTTCCGAGATAGCAGACTTCATCGATGACATAGCTCATACTTAACTCCCATAAGGGCCGTATGTGCCCAGCTTCGACTTGATCTGCTCGAATCGTGTCAGCCACTTATCTGCATCTTCGTCATAACCATAGTGCGCTTTTGCGTAGCTTTTGACTGCTTGGAGGATCAGCGGATCATCATTGTCGACGAAGTGGATAGATCTGTGCAGTTCTTCCAGAGCCTCGTTCACAAGATCCGTCACCTCGGCATCGATGTCCGCATCCGTGGTCGATACTCTCAGCGCAGCCTTCGTCCTGGTAACCAGTTCATTCAGTTCCATGTGTCCTCCTCAATAAAGCAGAGAGACGGTTTCCCGTCTCTCCGTTGAATCAATTAAGCCTGTGCGAAGCGAACGAACGCATTGGTGTCGAGCAGTTCGCCGTCAGCCATTGTGGCACCACGGAACTGCAGGTTTGTGCTGGTCGCAGTTTCGAACTGCTTGACTTCAAGAGCCTTGAAGATGTTGACCTTGTAAGCCTTCGGATCGCCGTAGAAGATTGTTTCCTTAGTAGAAACAAGAGCTTCAGACATGAGAATTACATCATGGCCGAAGAGCTTGTATCCGAAGCCGTTCTGAATGACATAGTCGTTCAGAGCTGTCAGGCTCATAATGTCCTCGAAGAACATCTTCGGAGTCATGATCCATACAGCGCCTTCCTGATAGTTTCCGCCCAGAGCTGCCATGATCTTCAGGATGGAAGCCTTTGTGACAGTAGCAGGAAGAGCAGTTGCGTCAGCAGCTACAGAAGTGGTGATTCCCTTGAGGGAGTTTGTGCCAGTTCCAACGAGGATGTCCTTGTTGATCGCATAGCGGATGTTGCTGACCAGATTGTCAACGATCCAGTCATGAACAGCTTCAACAGCCATGTGATCGATGTCAGCACCAACAGTCAGGAGCTTAACGTACTCATTCGGTACGAGGTCGATATAGCCGACAACATCACTGGATTCTGTGATTGTGCCGCCAACAGCCTGGCTTGTAGCTGCATTGTTAGTTGTTGCACGCGGGAAACGTACATATGTCGGAAACTGGGAAACATCGACTTTTCCAAGCAGTTCTGCCGGTTTTACCAGCTTATCCCAGACAGCATTGACTGTCATTGTCGGGATAACTGCACCAGCAGCACCGAGAGCAGCACGTTCCTCTTCGTTCATTTCACGGCCAATGAGACGCTTAACCCAAGCGTTACGATATTCGACAGTATTTACATCAAACATTTTTCTTTCCTCCTGTTCAGGCATTACAGCCTTCGGAAGCTCGATTTCTGTTGCTTTGGATTCGTCAAAGGAACGAGCTTCTTCTTCCTTTGCTTCAAGTTCTGCCTTTTCGGCGAGCAGTGCAGCCTTGCGTTCTTCCATCTCAGTGATTTCAGCGCTCAGTTTCTCAAGCTCGTCATGTTCGGCAGTCTCGACTGCTGTGTGGATCTCTCCAGAACGCTCCTCAATCTGGTGCAGTTCCTCGTCGATCTCAATCAGTCTTTTCTGCATAAGTTTGCACTCCTTTCGTTCAATGCCTTCCGCAGTTCCTCTGTTTTCCGTGCACTCTCCAGTGCTTTTCTTTCGCTCTCCAGCTCGCTCTGGACATTCTCCAATGACCGAGCGTAAACAGATGTCTGCTCATAGGCAGGAAACGTCACCACGGAAGCCTCGAACACTTTACCGATCGACAGGATGTGTCTTGTCGGATGATCGCTTTCGAGGTTCTCCCATGAATCTTTATCAACAGTGAACATGAACGACATACCGGTAACGTCTTCACG